AGAGTAGATTTACTAAAACAAGAGTAACTATATATTTATAAAACAATTAAATTAAATTAAATGGCAAAAATTACAGAAGAACAATTAAAAAGCATTAGCAAAAGTCAAAAAGAATTAATGACAATTGTTAATCAAATAGGTGTTTTAGAAACACAAAAACATGGCTTACTACACCAAGTAGCAGATGCTAATAAAGTTGTAGAAGATTTAAAAGCTGAACTTGAAAAAGAGTATGGAGCTATTGATATTGATCTAACAACTGGAGAATATACTGAAGTAGAAAAAGATTCTAAACTAACAAAAGCTTAGGATGTCTTCAATTGTAAGGAAAATAAGTATTGGTTCTGACTACAAAAACGATGCTATGCATTACTCTGTAGGTCAACAGGTTTATGGTGGTCATGAGATTTCACATATACTTCTTGACGAGTCTGATAACTCTTACAATATTCACATTAAGAAAAATAACGAGGTAATGCCATGGAAGAAATTTAACTCTAACATGGCAATATCCGTTGAATATGACTTAGAGTATTGAAAAGTTTATACGACTTTATAGTAGAGCCATTAGGCGAAAAATACAGTAACAAAATAAAAGTAGGTGGTAAAGAGTTGGTTTTAAATACAAAGATTGAAGACTTCAAGTTTGTAAATAGATTAGCTAGAGTAGTAGAAACACCAAAAGCTTTTAATACTGATATTGCTATTGGTGATATAGTTGTTATACACCAAAACGTGTTTAGAGTATTCTATGACATGAAAGGAGAAAAAAAGAAAAGTAGATCTTGGTTCAAAGATGATTTGCATTTTTGCGCTATAGATCAAATCTATTTATATAATAAAGGTAATAAGTGGAAGTCTTTTGGAGACAGATGCTTTATTTCACCTATAAAAGATACAGAGTCTTTAACGTTAGATAAAGAAAAAAGCCTTGTTGGTATATTAAAATATGACAATAGCTCCTTAAACGCGCTAGGAATCAACTCAGGAGACTTAGTTGGTTATACGCCAAATGGAGAATGGGAGTTTTTAATTGACGGTAAAAGATTATACTGTATGAAATCTAATGATATCGTAATTAAATATGAACACCAAGGAAACGAAGTTGAATATAATCCAAGCTGGGCAGAAAGCAGTGGAGGAACTAATAAAAGTAGCTAAAGAAGCTATTGTTGATTCAGATGACGATATATCAGCAGATAGACTAAAGAATGCTGCAGCTACAAAGAAGTTAGCTATATTTGATGCTTTTGAAATATTAAATAGAATAGAAGCTGAAGAGAATATGTTAAATGAAAAACCAGTGGAAGTTAAAGAAGAGAAATCTTTTAAAGGCTTTGCGGAAGGGAGATCTAAATAATGTACGAGCAGACTTTATATAAAGTATTGAAAGACCACATAAAGCCTAAGGTTTTAAAAAGAACTAATAGGTACAAAAAGTGGGAGTACGGTTATAACAAAGAACACGATATAGTTGTTATAAGTAAAACCGGGCAAATAGGTGAAATTTATGAAATACAAGATTTAAAAATAGCTTTACCAAAAGCTGAAAATGTACATACATTTGAAGAAGACAGGTGGAAGCACACTGAATACCCAAAGGAACTTAGTAAAATCAAATCAGTATTTGATTGGGAGGAATACCCTTTGGACTTTAAAGAAAAATGGTATGATTACATTGATGAAGAATTTAATAGAAGAGAACAAGGCTTTTGGTTCTATAATAAGGGTGTGGCTACTTACATTACTGGTACTAATTATATGTACTTGCAGTGGAGCAAAATTGACGTTGGGCAGCCAGACTTTAGGGAATCAAACAGATTATTCTACATATTCTGGGAAGCTCGTAAAGCCGACAAGCGTTGCTATGGGATGTGTTATCTTAAAAACAGAAGATCCGGTTTTTCGTTCATGGCAAGCGGGGAGACGGTTAACCAAGCAACAATATCTACAGATGCGCGCTTTGGCATCCTCTCCAAATCTGGACCCGATGCAAAGAAAATGTTTACTGACAAAGTTGTCCCAATATCAGTCAACTATCCCTTTTTCTTTAAACCTATACAAGACGGAATGGACAGACCAAAAACAGAGCTCGCCTACCGTGTACCAGCCTCTAAATTCACGAGGCGCAAGCTCGACTCAAACGAAAAGCTACAAGAGATCACAGGTCTTGACACAACAATAGATTGGAAAAATACAGGTGATAACTCTTATGATGGTGAAAAACTAAAACTACTAGTACACGATGAAAGTGGAAAGTGGGAAAGACCAACAAATATATTAAACAACTGGAGGGTTACAAGAACCTGTTTAAGACTAGGTTCTAGAATTATAGGTAAGTGTATGATGGGATCAACATCAAATGCTTTAGATAAAGGAGGAGATAACTTTAAAAAACTTTACAATGATTCAGACGTTACGCAAAGAAATGCCAATGGACAGACTCGCTCAGGACTATATTCTTTGTTCATACCTATGGAATGGAACTACGAAGGATACATTGATTCTTATGGCTTTCCTGTATTCAATACACCAAAAAAAGAAGTAGTAGGTCCTTTTGGAGACGCTATAACTCAAGGCGTAATAGAGTATTGGAACAATGAAGTTGAAGGTCTTAAAAACGATCAAGACGGTTTAAATGAATTTTACAGACAGTTTCCGCGTACAACTAAACACGCTTTTAGAGATGAATCTAAAGAATCTTTATTTAACCTAACAAAAATATATGAGCAAATAGATTTTAATGAAGATCTTAAAAACTCAATATCAGTTACACAAGGGAGTTTCCAGTGGGAAAACGGAATTAAAGACACAAAGGTTATGTTTGTACCAAATAAAAACGGTAGATTCAGAGTTTCTTGGATTCCACCTTTAAATCTCCAAAATCGTGTGATAATAAAGGGTGGACTTAAATATCCAGGTAATGAACACTGTGGAGCTTTTGGATGTGATAGTTACGATATATCAGGTACGGTTGATAAAAGAGGATCAAATGGATCTTTACATGGTTTAACTAAGTTTAGCATGGAGGACGTACCTCCAAACCATTTCTTTTTAGAATATATAGCTAGACCTCAAACCGCTGAAATATTTTTTGAAGATGTTTTAATGGCTTTGGTTTTTTATGGTATGCCAATATTAGCAGAGAATAACAAACCTAGATTATTATATCATTTAAAAAGAAGAGGTTATAGAAAGTTCTCTATAAATAGACCAGATAGAAAACATAACAAACTATCGGTGACAGAAAAAGAATTAGGTGGAATACCAAATTCAAGTGAAGATATAAAACAAGCTCATGCCGCTGCAATTGAATCTTATATAGAAGACTTTGTAGGTTTAAAAACTACAGGCTACGGTGATATGTATTTTCAAAGAACATTAGAAGATTGGGCTAAATTCAATATAAACAACAGAACAAAGCATGATGCTTCTATTAGTTCTGGACTTGCTTTGATGGCTTGTAACAAACATAGATACGCTCCATCAATTCCAATTAGAAGAGAGGCTGTAGATTTAGGAATTAAAAAATACGACAACAAAGGTGTCACATCAAAAATAATAAGTTAAATGGGTATATACACTAACACCAATAGCGCTTTTCCAAGCCAAGTAGTAAGCGATGCTGAAAAAGCTAGCTGGGAATATGGAACTCAAGTTGCTCAAGCAATAGAGTACGAGTGGTTTGACCAAGGGAGAACTGGAGGTAATAGATATCTAACTAATTGGAATAATTTTCATTCGTTAAGACTATATGCTAGAGGTGAGCAGCCTGTGCAAAAATATAAAGATGAATTATCTATTAATGGTGATTTGTCTTATTTAAATTTAGACTGGAAGCCTGTACCTATTTTATCTAAGTTCGTAGACATAGTAGTAAACGGTATATCGCAAAAGTCTTACGACATAAAAGCTTACTCTCAAGATCCTAGCTCAGTTAAAAGAAGAACTGAATACGCTAGCAAGCTTCAAGAAGATATGGTTGCTAAAGAATATTTAGATAATTTAAAACAAACGCTAGGTATTGATTTACATCAGTCGCCAAGTGGTGTTGTAATTCCAGGATCTAAAGAAGAGTTAGAATTACATATGCAATTAAGCTATAAGCAATCAATTGAAATAGCAGAAGAAGAAGCTATATCAACTGTATTTGCTCAAAACAAATATGATCTTGTAAGACGTAGATTAAACATGGATCTTACAACTATAGGTATTGCTGCAGGTAAAACTAATTTCAATACAGCTGAAGGAATTACTGTTGATTATGTAGACCCTGCTTATATGGTTTACTCATATACAGAAGATCCAAACTTTGAAGATATATATTATGTAGGCGAAGTAAAGTCTATAACAATACCAGAACTTAAAAAAGAGTTTCCTGGTATATCAGAAGAGGAGTTAAAAAGAATACAAGAAACACCTGGTAATAGGCAATATATAACTGGTTGGGGTAATTACGATGAAAACACTGTACAAGTTATGTACTTTGAATATAAAACTTACCACAATCAAGTGTTTAAAATAAAGCAAACAGATTCAGGTTTATTAAAAGCTTTAGAAAAGCCAGATACATTTGATCCGCCTGAAAATGACAACTTTGAAAGAGTGTCTAGATCAATAGAGGTTTTATATACTGGTGCTAAAGTTTTAGGTACTAACACTATATTAGACTGGAGCTTAGCAGAGAACATGTCTAGACCAATGGCAGACACAACTAGGGTTGAAATGAATTACACAATATGTGCTCCTAGAATGTATAAGGGACGCATAGAGTCTGTTGTAAGCAAATGTGTTGGATTTGCAGATATGATTCAACTAACACATCTCAAACTACAACAAGTAATGTCTAGAATGGTACCAGACGGTGTTTATTTAGATATGGACGGTTTAGCTGAAGTAGATCTTGGAAATGGAACTAACTATAACCCAGCTGAAGCATTAAACATGTATTTTCAAACAGGTTCTATTGTTGGTAGATCACTAACTCAAGACGGTGATATGAATGCAGGTAAAGTACCTATTCAAGAACTTAATAGCTCAAGTGGTTTAGGTAAAATACAAGCGCTTATACAAACGTATCAATATTATTTACAAATGATACGCGATGTAACCGGGTTAAATGAAGCCAGAGATGGAAGCACGCAAGATAAAAATTCTTTAGTAGGTCTTCAAAAAATGGCAGCTAATGCATCCAATGTAGCAACTAGACATATTAAACAAGCTAGTTTATATCTTACATTAAAGCTAGCAGAAAATGTATCTCTTAAAATAGCAGATGCTTTATATTTTCCATTAACAGCTGAATCTCTTAAAAACTCTATATCAACCTTTAACGTTGAAACACTACAACAGGTTGTTGATTTAAACTTATATGACTTTGGTATATTCTTAGAATTAGAACCAGACGATGAAGAGCAAGCTAAGTTAGAACAAAACATACAGGTTGCATTAGGTCAAGGCGGTATTGACTTAGAAGATGCTATAGACTTAAGACAAATTAAAAATCTTAAGCTAGCTAATCAAATGCTTAAGGTAAAACGTAAACAAAAAGCCGCTCAAGACCAAGCTAATCAACAAGCTAATATACAAGCACAAGCCGATGCTCAAGCAAGTACAGCTGAAAAAACAGCTTTGGCTGAAGTTCAAAAGCAAGAAGCTATATCGGGCTCTAAA